AGCGTGAGGCTGCTGCGAAAGCGGTGGCCTCTGCCCCCCAGCCAGCCGAAACCAAGACAGTAAGCAAACGCAAGCGAGTGAAAGCTGATGGCAGTAACAATCGTGGTGACAGCCGGAAGCGCGACGGCCAACAGCTACATCACACTGGATGAGGCCGACGATTATGTTGAGGCCATGATCAGCAGCACCGATGTTTCCAAGTGGAGCACCGGCACTGATGACACGCGAAACAGAGCGCTAGCTGCAGCGACACAGCGCCTGGATCGCGAGAGATTCCTAGGAGCAAGGGCAACAGACACGCAGGCCCTGCAATGGCCCAGAACGGGCGTACGGAAGCCCGATACCTATGTGAACACCTACGCGACTGGGTTCCCGTTTCGGATCTCGGATGACTACTTCACGGACGAGGAAATCCCAGACCAAATCAAGCGAGCACAGATTGAGCTGGCTGTTTACTTAAAGAACAACACGGACGGAATCAGCCTTAGCGGCTTGAACGATTACAAGCGGGTCAAGATTGGCAGCATCGACATCACGCCAGACAAAGCCGGCGCTGTGGGCGCTGATCACGTTCCGCCGATGTTTGAAAGGTATATGACGGGCCTTAGAATTAGTGGACCAGGCAACATCGCAATCAAACGGAGCTGACCATGTACGCAGACCTCTCAGGCGGCTTCGAGTTCATCTCTGACACTGCTGCACATACCGGCAGGTTTTCCAAGATTTATTTCAAGGAAGACACGGTGATCAGTGCCATCACCGTTAAGAACGCATCAGGTAACAGTTTGGCCGGTGAGACGTTCGTGGCTGACACCTACATTTCTGGGATCATCACGAGCATCACGCTGACTAGCGGCGCGTGCCTTGCTTATAACCTCTGATGGCGCTTGCTGATTCGCTGTCAAAAGTTGCGGTCAACATCCTTGACGCGCTTGGCGGTGATGTGACTGTTCGGTTCGTCACGGCTGGGGCATACGACACCTCAGACGGCACGATTGCAGAAACCACTGACGACACCGAGGTTAAAGGTGTGGTTGAGGATGTGAGCCTGGCGGAGACTAACGAGCTGATTCAAAGCGGCGACCGGCGGCTGATTGTCGCGGCCGATGATTTCACAACAGCGCCAGAGACCAAGGATCGGGTGGTGATTAGCTCTGTCAGCTACCAGATCATCGAGGTGAAGACGATCGAGCAGGACAACACGGCGATCACTCATGAGCTGATCTTGAGGGCGTAGCGATGGGCCGGGAGATCAAGATCCGCGACATTGAGAAATACCACCGCGAGAGCGTTGAGCTAGCCGTAAAAGCAACCACGCTTGAGTGGGAAAAGCGCTGTAAAGAAGAAACGCCCGTAGATACCGGCAACCTTCGCAACGGCTGGCGTAGCAACATCAGGCCGCTGTTGGGAGAGATCGTCAACCCGGTTGAGTATGCCGAGCCGGTTTGTTATGGCACCAACCTGCCGCCATCATGGGGTGGCACCTGGCACACAAGAACGCCCAACCCAACGGGCAACGCTTTGGGCACTCGCACCCGCCAGGGTTTCCCTGATCTGATCGGGAAAGAGCTAGAGCCCTTCACTGCCAAGATTTTGAGGCGACGCTAATGGCTGCAGCAGACCTAAACACTGTTCGGCAGACCATCGAGGCACGCCTAGCAACTGAGCTGGCCGACACAACCGGCGGCAAAGCTGCCATCCCTGTGGCCTTCCATAACATGCCCTACGAGCCCACGCCTGGCTCATCTTGGGTGCAATGCCTTGTGAGCTTTGGGGCCAATGAGTACCTAAGCCAGGGGCTGACTACGGACTCACAAAACCGCATTGTGGGCCTGCTGACGATGAACATCTTCACGGCCAAAGGTGTAGGCCCCGGCGCTAATTACGTTATCGCTAAGCGTATTCGTGACCTATACAATAGGGTCATCGTGTCGGGGGTTTACTTCGATGCAGTCAATGGCCCATCAGTGCTGGCAAACCCAGCGCCCGAGGGCTACTTTCAAACACAGGTCCGTGTGACCTTTGAATTTATCGAGGACCTCTGACCCATGGCCATTCTTCGCGGAGAGCAAGGCGCAGTCCAATTCGACGCCGCCGGTTCTTCTAACGCCACTATCGTCGGCACCCGTAGCTGGAGCCTGACCACTACCAAGGAAACGCTGGACGTTACCGATCACGGCGACACTTTCCGCGCTTTTGTTGGCAGTCTCATCTCCGGCTCTGGCACCGTCGAGCTGGTTTATGACCCAGACGCAACCGGCCAAGCTGGCTTCTTGGAGGATGTGCTGACCACTGCAGATACTGCAGACGCCACCTTTGAGCTGTTTACCACCGGCACCACAAGCGGCACCGATTCGGTGAGCTTTGCTGGCATCATCACCGACATGGAAATCACTTCCACCGTTGGTGAATTGGTGGTCGTCAGCTGCAGCTTTGTCACCAGCGGCACCATCACCGGCAACCTGGAGTAATTAGCCAGGTCAAGTAACATCTGGGCACCCCCTCCCCATTTTTATGTCAACTGGCAAAGTTTCTCGCCCGGTCGATCTGCTGACGGAAGCGTTCGACCTGAATCAACGGCGGAAGTTTGTGGTTAAGAACGACGCAGGCCAGCCGGTGCTGGACCTGTATTTCAAGCCGATCACCAGGGCCGACCGTCAACGGGCTCAGGCGCACGCTCAAACAGAAGACGCGCTGGAGATGTCCACGCTGATGCTTTGCCACATGGCAGAGCTAGAAGACGGCACCAAGGCTTTCGCCGCGGCCGATGCGCCAAAGCTTCAACGCCGCCTGCCTGAGAAGGTACTGAACGAGCTTGAGCTGTTCTTGTTTGGCCTGGCAGGTGAGCAGGATTTTGAGGAAGCAAAAAACGACTGAAGCAGGACAACTGGCTCTTTTTTGAGTTTCACTTGGCCTGCGAGTTAGGGATGACGATCAGCCGCCTGCGGCAAGAGATGACCCAGGCGGAGCTTGTCTACTTTGCGGCGTATTACGAGCTAAAAGGCGAGAGGGAAGCCGAGGCAATGGATCGCGCAAAGAATAAGCGGCGGTAAGATTAGGGCACGGTATGAGGCGCGGGCGTGGCTGCTGATTCAACGGTTCGGCTGCTAGTTGACGCCCGCAGTGCCATTACAGGGCTGAAGCGTACAAATCAAGAGACCAAAAAACTAGAGGGCGCTGTTCGCGATATGAACGGCAAGCTGCGTGATTCAAGAGGCCGTTTTGTCGGCATGGGCAATAGTGCCAAATCGGCTAGCCGCAGCGTTGGTGGGTTGACTAAGGCGCTTGGCCGTTTGGCAGCGGCAGCTGCTGTCTTTCAGGTTGGCAAATTTGTAATTTTCAAAACTGCACAGCTAGAGACGCAAACTAGAGCCTTGCAAGTTCTGACGGGTTCGCTCGGAACAACTAAGCAAATTATCAGTGAATTGCAAGCGATTGGCCGCGTCACGCCGTTCACAAGCACTGAATTGATTGAAACTGCTAAACGCTTAAAAGCGTTTGGTTTCGAGACACAACAGCTTGTTGATGTAACGAGGCGGCTGGCAGATGTTGCCGGTGCTACTGGCGCAGACCTTGACGGCATAGCAACCGCCTTCGGTCAGATCAGGGCTAAAGGGCGGCTGATGGGCGAGGAAAACTTGCAGTTACTTGAGCGTGGGGTCGATCTGCAGGGTGAGCTGCAAAAGATGTACCGCATGAGCGGTGCAGAGTTTGCCAAGGCAATGGAAAGCGGTCGGATTGGTGCCGATGCTGTGAATGTTGCTCTACAGAACCTGACCGATCAAGGGGGCATGTATGCAAATGGCGCTATAGCACAGTCAGACACTTTGGCTGGCCGCTTTAGCACCTTAATGGATGGGATGGAAACGCTCGCCAGGGGCATTGGCGAGACCCTGCAACCTGCCATTGACCTTGTATTGCGCTTAGCGATTGAAGCAATCAACGAGATCAACACGTTGATGGGCAAAGGCGCAGAGGCGCGAAATTTTGGGATGAACCAAGCCCAATTAGACAGAATTGACAAGGAAGCCAGAGAACAAGCTGTAAAAATTGGGGGTCTTCGCGGATACAAAGGCGCTTTAGATCCAAGGCAAGTCCTGCTACAGGCTCAGATCGCAAAAGATCTAAAACGAGCATTTGGTTTTGCGACTGGTCAACTGCAACTCCCAGTAGAACAAAAAAAAGCAGATACCACAGATCAGCGAGTGCCTCAACTTTTAGGCGGAACTACTGGCGCTGGCGCTGGCAGGAAAAGCCGCGAGAAAAAATCACCTATTGAGATCCAGCGCGAAAACTTGCGGGCTATGTTGCCTGACCTTGAAAATCAACTATCGCTTGCTCAAACGCTTAACGAGGAAGAACGCCGCACGGTTGAGTTGAACATTGCTTTGGCCGACATAAAAAGGCAGTTCCCAAATCTGAGCGATGAAGAACTTCGCACAGTAACCGGGCTGACTATTCAGTACAACGACCAGCTAAGAATCAACGATGAGCGCTTGAAACAGCAAGACGCAGAGGCCAAGAAGCAAAAAGAGCTAGAGGATCAGCAAAAGAAGGCAGCAGAGCGCCTGGCCCAGACCTATCAGACCATCGGCGACGCAATCAAGACGGGCGTGGTTGACAGCCTGACCGCTGCTGTGGAGGGCACTAAATCGCTGGCAGAGGTAGCAAGCAACACGCTGCGGAGCCTGGCTAACACGCTGCTCAAGCTGGGCATCAACGCAGCCCTAGGCAGCCTGGGAGGTGGCGACCCTGCCAACATCTTCACCAAGCTGTTTGGGGGCGCTAGAGCAAACGGCGGCACCGTTACCGGCGGGCGTTCCTACATGGTTGGTGAACGTGGCCCCGAGCTATTCACACCGGGCCGTACCGGCAGCATTGCCCCTAACAGTGCCGTTAGCTCAATGGGCTCTATCGTGGTCAATGTGGACGCCAAGGGCACAAGCGCCCAGGGTGATTCCTCCCAGGCCAAGCTGGTAGGCGAGGCGATCGGATCAGCAGTGCGGCAAGAGCTGCTGCGGCAAAAACGACCCGGAGGACTGCTTAGCTGATGGCTAATTTCCCAGCGATAAACCCAGCGTATGGGACCGTCAAAAACAGCCAACCAAAGACGCGGATTGTCCGCTTTGGTGATGGCTACGAGCAACGGGTGAACTTTGGCATCAACGTCAACCCGAAAACCTACGACCTCACTTTTAACGTCTCAGAGACTGACGCGGACACCATCGAAACATTCCTAGACGCCCGTGTTAACGACAACGCGCCGTTCACCTTCACGCCGCCGAACGAATCCAGCAGTGGCGAGTATGTTTGCGATCAATGGTCAAAAACAATGATCACCAGCACAAGGGCAACAATCGTTGCAACCTTCCGACAAGTCTTTGAACCATAAGAAATGGCTTTTACTGCTTGGGCTGCTAGCACTGCATTTTCTGTTGGTGATGTTCGTCGCGCAACGACGGTTCAGAGCAGCGGTCTTGTTTTCCGCTGCACGGTCGCTGGTACTAGCGGAAGCTCAGAGCCGAGCCCTTGGCCTGTGGTCCGCGGCACAACGATCGAAGACGGAACCTGCACCTGGCTCGCCGTCACTGCTGTTGGTGAAGAATTAAACAAGCTGGCACCTAGCGCGGTGATTGAGCTGTTTGAGTTGGATGGCACAGACAGCGATATTGGAGACGATCAGATACGCCGTTTTCATGCAGGCGTCAATGAGCAGGTCGATGGCAGCATTGTTTGGAATGGCAACACATACGACCGCTATCCAGTAGACGCCAGCGGGTTTCAATACGAGGGGCAAGGCCAACTGCCGCGGCCGACCATTTCAGTCAGCAATGCCCTAAACCTGCTAACCACGCTAATTCTTGAGCACAACGATCTTGTGGGCGCTACGGTCACACGGATTAGAACGCTTAAGAAATATCTAGACGCCGCGAACTTCACGAGCGGCACCAATGCCGACGCTGATCCGTTTGCAGAGTTCCCTAGGGAGATTTACACAATCGACAGAAAGGTTTTGGAAAACCGTGACGTGGTTTCGTTTGAGCTAGCCGCAAGTTTTGACTGTGCAGGAACAAAGCTGCCCCGGCGGCAGATCATCCAGAACATCTGTCCGTGGACCTACAAGGGCGAAGGCTGCGGCTACGCGGGCACGGATTATTACGACATCAACGACAACGAGGTGGCCAGCGCATCGTTAGACGTTTGCGGGCATCGCTTATCAAGCTGCAAGCTGCGGTTTGGTGAGTTTGCAGAGCTTCCCTATGGCGGCTTTCCAAGCGTCGGATTGATCGGATGAAGAAAACGGCTAGGGCTGCAGCAAAAGCGCACGCGATCAAGGAAGCGCCTGCAGAGAGCTGCGGGCTGCTGGTGATCATCAAAGGCCGTGAGCGTTATTGGCCGTGCCGCAACATCGCGACCGACGAGGATCTTTTTATTCTTGACCCGAAAGACTACGCGGCCGCAGACGATGCAGGCGAGATCGTCGCGGTGATCCATAGCCACCCAAACTCCCACCCTGTCGCGAGCATGGCGGACCGGGCAGCAATGGAAGCCAGCGGCCTGCCTTGGCACATTTACGGCGTCGCTGTGGACACCTGGCGCAGTTATGAGCCGGAAGGCTGGAAGGCGCCCCTAGTGGGCCGTGAGTGGTGCTATGGCACGCTTGACTGCTATTCCCTAGTTCGTGACTGGTACGCCGAAAACATGGGGCTAGATCTTGGCGATTATGAGCGCAAAGGCGAGTGGTGGAATAACGGGCTCAACACCTTTGTCGAAAACTTCGCAAGCGAGGGGTTTGTAAGGCTAGAGGCAGAGGCGCAGCCGCAATGGGGCGACGCCTTGCTTATGCAGATTCAGGCCCCTGTTCCGTCTCACGCCGCTGTCTGCGTTGGTGATGACTTGATTCTTCACCACATGCGCGACCGTTTATCTAGTCGTGATGTGCTTTCTGGCTACTATGCAAAGAACACGACGCACATCCTGCGGCACCGGAGCCGGCTATGAAAACGGTGGTCCTGCGGGGTGAACTAGGCAAGAAGTTTGGCCGGTTCCATCACTTTGATTTGAACACCCCGGCGGAAGCAATCCGGGCGCTTTGTGCCAACTTTGAGGGCTTCCAGCGCGAGCTATGCGAGGCGGGCGAAAGGGGCGTGGGCTACATGGTGCAGATCGGGCGTGATGCGATGCAATCGCTAGACGAAATAGACAACCCGACAGGTAGGCGGGAAGAAATCAGCATTACCCCAGTTTTGCAGGGTGCCGGCGGTGGTGGCGGTGGTCTTGGAAATATCTTTGCTGGGATCGCTTTAATTGCGTTTGCTGCTTTGACGGCTGGCGCTGGCGCTATCGCAGGCATCGGCTTAGGGTTTGGTGCTGCAACTGCTGTTTCTATTGGCGCAGTTGGTGCCGGTCTTGTGCTTTCAGGCACTTCGACGTTGCTATCCCCCAGCCTGTCAGATTCCCCCCGTGTTGGCGGCTCTAGCCTTTCAAGGGCTAACGCCCAAAATTCTTTCGCGGCTGAGTTTAACGAGGTGCCAGACAACCGCGGTTCTTATGTTTTCAATGGTGCGGTGAACATTACGGCACAAGGCAACCCGGTTCCGCTTTTATATGGCCGGATGAAGGTTGGTAGCGTTGTGGTTAGTGCCGGTTTAAGCGTGGAGGATATTTGATGGCTGAATGGATTGCAGGCGCAGGCGGTAAGAAGAAAAAGAAACGCACGCCACGGCCGGCCCCGCCCCCGCCGCCAGTAATCATCACGCCGCCGTCTGCTCCGGCGCAGTCTGATGACCCTAACTCGCTTTTTAGTAAGTCAAGCGTCCGCGTCGTTGACTTGATCAGTGAGGGCGAGATTGAAGGCTTTGTCGAGACCGACGAGGAAAAATCAATCTTTCTAGATGGCACCGCGTTGCAGAACGCGGACGGCTCGCAGAACTTTATTTTCGACAATTTTGAGTTTC